AATCCTTAAATGTTCAGGCAAAAGGTCAGAAACTGTCATTACAAAACTCTCCCCTTGTGTTGAAATGCTAGAATACCCTATCCTTTTGTCCTGATATGTCTTCCACTTCTTAGCTAATACCTCCCCAGCTATAAGCCTCAGATCATAAGGGATAGCAACATATCCTGCATTATAAATTATCTTTATATTTTGTAGCCCTGAAGTAAATGCATTATCCATCATTGAAGAACCAGCTAAATAACTGCCTATTAATGTGATTCTGCCTTCATTTGCATAAATCACATAATTTACATCTTCTATAAGAGAACTGGTCGTAAACTGTCGTGTTGTGTCATTATATAAAGCTGATACACTGTTTATCGGCCAGTTATCTACATATAAATGAGCGGAGCCTTCCCCGTCATAATATTCTGTGTAATCGGTAGCATCAAAACTTCTATCACAGTAGGATTCTATAGTCTGAGACACCATAGGAATCAGCATGTTCAGAAGTTTATCATGCACATCTGTCTCACTTCTTACGAAAATCTTGGCTTCTACTAAAGTCAGCAGATTGCTCATAAGCTCCTTAACTTACCTTTTAATTAGAGGGGAGCCATTATACTCCCCTCTAGTTCTAAACTAATTTTAAAATCAGCTTGTTATGTTGTACAACATACCAACTACATAGTTAGTTGCCGCAGCGTAAATATTTGAGAATGCTAGTCTCTGTGTCGCTACTAGCACAGTCTGATCCGTTGTGATCTCATCTGCTGTCTTAAGGGTAAGCCCTCTGCGATTACCAATCATAAACCCAGGTTTGTAGATACATAGAACTATAGTCTTTGTCGTTGTAGTTCCATCATATACAGCAGTCGCATTCAAATTCTGCCTCATTTTTTCTGAGACTATGATAGGCATCCCGAATACTTTACCCAACTCACCATTGAATATGGTTGCACTTGGCCCATATTTATCTAAGGTAGTTGTGAGTAGTGTTCCTGCTGAATCCTTCAGCATAAGGAACTTTGAATAACCAGCTATAGATGTAACTATAGCTAGCTTTGAAGGATCAATTCCATATACACCCATCTTTTTGGTCATTGTATTGAAATTTTCACCTGTGAAAGCTGAACCATCTGTTTTAGATGCCGATTGGCAATTTAGTCTGTATCCGTCCCATATTTGCCTAGCATCATAAGCATTAGTTGTATCTGAATCCATGTGAGTACCATTATCATCACCATTGATAATAGCATTCTCAATAGCACCTGTCATCGCTGTTACTAGATTCTGTCTGATAACAGGAAGTACAGGCACAATTGCATCTTCTGCCATTTCCTCTGAGAATACCATCCTAGCACCTATTTTCACGGCTGTTAGCGTGAAATTGGTTGTACCCACGTTTGTAGCTCTAATCAAACTGGCTGCTGTTACAGCGGCTGCATCAGCAGTAGATTCAGAAATTTTGTATCCTTCTGAATCTGATGCTACAACTGGATATATATATGGGTTTGTAGGCATATTTACTGAAGGGTGCAACGCAGCACATTTCAATGATAGCCTTACTAGATCATACAGTTCAGGTGAATAACCTGTTGGTACCCACTCATCACCAGTTCCTGTACTTGTTGAATACATTGCTTTTCTAAGAAAACTATTAGTTCTCTTATGAGCATTGTAAAGTTTGGTTTGAGTAGGATGTATATTGAGAATCTGAGATACCATTAAGATATCATCATTTGCTCTTTGTAATTCTACTATTCCCTCATCTTTGGTCTTAAGACTAACTAATGCATTAATATCCTGAGCCTTTAATGCTCCTCTAGGGTCTTCCTCTTCACCAGCAAAGACACCTCTCCTTTGTGAACTTTTAGCAATTTCTAGTTTCTCCTGTCTCTGCTTCAGTTCATCAGTGATATTCTCTAGCTTCTGTCTGTTGTCAGATTCATCTTTTATAGTCTTGGCTAGAGCGGATATTGTCTCTTTGACATCTTCCATAAATTTTTTAATCTCTTCGCTCATTTATTCCTCCTTCTTTGTCAGTCCTGATATGACTGTTCTAAGGTCACTAAGAACCTCTCTAGCTTTCTTAATTTCCTCTTCTTGTTTTAAATTTTCCGCTACTATCTTCTCAGCTTCGGCTTTAGCTGCTTCAGCTTCTACCTTAGCTATTTCAGCTTCAGCTTTAGCTATTGTTTCTTGCTTCTGTGTTTCTTGCTCAGCAAGTTTCTCTAATACTTTAACTGCTACAGCCTCAGCTATTTCATTAATATCCACCTCTCCCACCTCCGTTTTTAAATTAGTACTCTCAACTTCTTTCTCAGATTTGGACTCCACCACTTCCTCTTTTATTTCTGGAATCTCTAGAATCTCATCTTTGAAAGAAATATCTGCCAAACCAGATAGTGAAATAGACTTTATTGCACCACTTTTAGATAATGAAAATAAGGCATTAGCGTTCATAGGAACAGATACTACTGCGATTTCATACAGGTCTACTTCTTTCAGGAAATTTACTTCTTTTCCATCTAGTTCCCCCTTTTCCTCATCTATAGTACTATATCCAAAACTAAATGCCTTTATCATTCCCTGTTCTATAAGACTCCATACCTCATCAGCCCATTTGACTCCTTTAGCAATTTGAGCTTTTACCCAAACTCCTTTTTCGTCAATTTTGTAATCTACAACCTTTCCTATTACATTCCTTATATCATGCATAAATGTAACTACAGGATTTCCCATGTAAGTTTCCATTGTTTTTAGAAATGCACTAGGAAGGGCAACTTCACTCATCCTATCAGGATGGTTTGTAGTAAAATATCCTGAGATAATGCGTTCTTTAGAATTAACCTTGAAATTTTGGTGAGCTGAGTCCGTAGTCTTAATAAATCCTTGCTTTTTATCCATAAATCAACCTCCTATTCTTCATTTTCCAATTTCTCACCATTACCATCTTCCCCATATGGAAGCATAGTTCTGGTAGAACTGTCAACGGTATCCCCCTGAATTTCTTCAATTTTTTGAGGACTTCCATTTTCTAAAATACCATGTAGTACTTCTATTGCCTTTCTAACATTCTCCTGGTCTACTGCAGGTCTTCCAATTTGTCTACCAGGAATTCTATCACCCTCTCCTCCAGTACCAGTTCCCATACCTTGTCCTGCTTTGTCAACTGGTATAAGGTTAAGAGGCATATACCATTGATCCCCCCATATTACATTTGGTAAATTGAAGTATCTGGATCTGGCTTCATTCTGTGTCATTATTCCTCTATCTACCAGCATAGAAGCCAACCTAGCCCTAGTTTCCTGTGAACCCTTTAGTCCTTCTATTGAATCTCTGTCAAAAGTCAAAACTACTGAATCATCAATAGGCCATATTAAATGAGCATTTAGGGCAGCCTCTATCTTCTCCATCTTAGGAAGCAATGTATTTTCCCAAAATAACTTCTTTATATTGTCAAGTACACTATTGTTGACATTTTCAGATATGCCTATGAGGGGGGCATATACTCCTAAAGATGCCAGAATCTCATCTCTAGTCATTTTCTGCAATATCGAGAATTCCATGTCCTTTCTAGTAGTTGTTATATCTCTCCACTTAACTCCTCCTTCTAATAATGCTGTAGCACGCTTAGTTCCTCTATGTAAAGATAAGAATCTGTTCACAATTCTCTTAGCTACATTTTCATTAAGTACCTGATCTGTTTCTAAAATTGATGATGGTATAGCTGAGTTCTTGAAGAAATTCCTATTCCATTCCTTAGCATAATTATCTGTGCTTACAGACATCTCACTAGGAGACATAGCTGACATACCATAAAAATCACTGGTAGGGTTGTAGTATCGTAGATGAATGAGTTCATCAGCTCCAAATTTAACTACCCTGCTACCAGTTTTGTATAGATATCCAGCTATCAGTTTCTTTTCATCAGGAATTATTTCTATCTTATGAGACTGCAGAGGATATATTTCAACAATAGTAGTGGGGTCAAAAACTTGCTCTAAATATGCATTTCCTGTAAGCTCCAAACTAGCTACTATAGCTTCTTTAAGATCATAACTAGACATGAAAGGATTGGGTTTTGTAAGTAGCTTTACAAGAGGATGCTTAGGATTATCCTCTACTTTTCTTTCATCCTTATCCTTTTTGTATTTATACCTCTTGTACAGATTCCAAGGAACTGCAGCTATAGATACAGCTATTTGATATACAGCCGCATATACCCACACATTATGCCCATATTGTCGCACATAATTTTCATATGTGCCCATACCTCTAGGCTGAGGTATCCCACTAGGGGATACTAGTTCCCTGAACCTACCATAATTAAATTCATCGTCTGCACCCCATATGCGTGAGCTTTTAGACTCCATTTCTTTTTCATCATCTACAATTGCCCGAATAACTTTAGCCTGTTCAGGAGGCACAGTTTCACCAGCTAACTTAGAAAGTAGTTGTTTAAATAAATTCTTCATCGTCCTCATCCTTCATCATTTCATATACCAAAGAATCTAGGCGTGAAATAGGAACACCTGCAGTGGCTACACGTGCCCTATCCTTTGGTTCATCTAAGGAAAATACTCGTATGTTTGGTTCTTTCCCTCTGTAAAGTCTTATCGCCTCCCTGAATAGCCAACTAGCCATAACTGTATCTGAATATTTCCCTAATGGGAAATCCCTCAATTCGCTTAACCATACACAATACCCGCAGGAGCATCCATCCTTATGTTTATTAGGTAATTCCCAACTCTTCTGCTCAAATTCTACAGCCATAGCTGGCAGCCCCACATCATCCTTCATCTTCTGGCTCCCCGTAAAATACCCCTTTATAGGAATCATAATGCTTCTACCATATGTTTCCTGAACCCACTGAATTATAGCTTCTTGTACAGCATTATTTTCCACTATTGCTAAAGTAGGATTAAATGTCTCTATTATGTTAAAAAATATCTTAGCGAACTCTGGAGATTTAAATCTTCCTCTAGTAATATTTAAAGGTATCTTAGTATTTCCTACTATTGCACCTGTAAATATTACTGTGTAAGATCCACTCTCACTTCTTCCTCCGCCTATATCTACCCCTATGAATACATCTTTATCTTTTTTACTTACAGTCACAGGTAGTTCTCCATATTCAAAGTCCTTATTGATACATCTCTCAATTACACTTTCTGGAAATAGAGTTTCATCCTCAGACAGAGCTTCCATCTTAAATGCCCTGCTAAATGCTCTAGTTCCAATCTCTTGGAATCTTTCCTGTAATCTTTCTTTACTCCACTTTTCAGGCCATATAGGAGTTAAATCATCATCAATTTTATCTAAAACTTTAGTATAAGTTGGGTCTATCATTAGTTCATGAGTCAAATCATCTTTATGAAAAGGAGTAGCCAAATATAAAACTCTTCCTGTTTCCTCTAAAACATTCATCCACACATTCTTATAAGCCTCTTTAACTACTTCCCTTAAAGCTGGTTGTTGAATAGCATTTCTAAAATCTACGGGGTCATCGAAAATAAGAAGATCACCACGTCCTCCTGTACCTGTAGAGAGTATACCAACAGCCTCTATAGAAGGATCAGGAGAAATTAAATCTCTGTTAACATAAATTTTAGTCTTACTCCATTCTCCCTTAGCTGAAGGAATCAAATCAGGAAATATTTCTTTAAGTCTGGGATTCTTATCTATGTGATCCATTATTGCAGTAAGCCTTTTAATGGCTATATCATCACCTTGGCAAATAAATTTTATTCTCAAATTGTGATTATTACCTAATTCCCACATAGCTCTACCTATTGCCTGAGTCGATTTGGAATGATCCCGGGGCGTAACTAATAAAATTTTCCTACCACCATTAGTTATAGTATTCTGCCACTTAATATGTAGGTCACATTGTTTTATCCATCCAGGTATACCAAAACTCATTATATATTGGATGAATTGATTCGGATCTTTTCTGCATTGACGAATCATCTTCTCCTTCAATAGGGCTTCATATTCTTCTCTAGATGGTAGTTTTCGTCTCATAGTTCACTTTCATACTTAGTGCTAGCAATAAACTGGGGCAGGCTTGGCATTCTCCCATTTCTCGTTTATAATGGAGTTCTATCTCATCGAGATAATCTCCATCAGATACCCAAGGAATGTCCCTCTGCCCACATCTGATATCACCTGTCTTTTTCATATATAATGCTTTACATTTACTCATTAGTAATCCTTCACTGTAAACTGCAGGTAGAAAGACTCTTTCTGCGTAGCATTTGTAGTTACTAACATAGTTACTAAATATGTATGTCCTACAGTACCTGCTCTTATCCAAGGTTTAATAATTCCTGCTGCTGTATATGTATTCTTGCCTGAATCTAGAACTGTAGAAGTATAAGTCGTTCCATCAGTTAAACTCTTGGCTGAAAATGCTACAGAACTTATAGTTTCTGTACCTAACCACTGAGCTACATCTAAAGTTACAAAAAACTCATCTGATGCAGCCTTATATCCATCTAATTCCCAAGTTCTTTGTCTGCTCATAGGAACACCTCATAATCATTCTTAGTAGTCATAGTTCTTCCATCCATAAACATCCAGAATCTATACCTATTGGTAACTATGCAATCAACAAACAGATGTTTATTTTCATTCTTAGGAAGATTCAATTTATTTAAAAGCTCCCCTACTGTACTTTGTACAGTGAGCCTTAAATCTGTTAAAGTTTGTGAGAATAAAACTTCGGTTCCCCCCACTATTTTTAATACTGGTTCCCAGAAACGAGAACCTTCTTTAACCCAAAATATATTGCTGAACAATTCCATAGATTGGGTAGCAGGAGATGTACCATATTTGTTTAGCATATGTTCTATAGTAGATTCCCTAGTTATATCCCATACTCCTAGTTTCCAATCCAAATTAGTCTGAGTCTTCTTCATAAAATGCTTTCTGAATTTCTTAATGAACCTTTCCCCATTTGCTAGGTCTATTATGCAGTCATGCTTATTCATAGTAGGAAATAAAGGAATTAATGACACACGAATTATATCCTCAGCAGGAAGTTCCATAGTAGAATGTGGATCTCCTTTTTCATCAAATTGCTTCAAGATAAAACCATCTTTAGTTTCTAATTCCCAAGTATATAATCTAGCTAGGCTCATCATCATCTTCCTTTTTATCATAAGTCCAAATTAGATTTTTCCCTATATGACCTATATTTACCCCAGGATGTGCCCACACTTTAAATCCTAATTTTTTAGCTCTAGTACAGAAAGATATATCCTCCCCTATCTGTACTCCATCTAACCTCTGCCAGTGGTTAAAAGGTAATCCATATTGTTTAACATTCTCTGGTTTACTCATTTCCTTCAATACATCAATTTTCACTAACATAACTCCTGTACCTATTCCTATATCATTTCCATCAGATCCCGTACAGAAAGGTTCTTTAGGCATAGTAGCTTCATTCATTCTGAGAAAGTAATATCCATCACCTGCTTCAGGAGATGCCTCAAAGACTGTAAATCCATAAGGAGCACCTGTCAATCTACATATTCCACCCACTATATCTTTATCCAATTTTATTAATTCTTTAACAAGTTTAGCATCTATAACCATATCAGTATCTATAAATAATACCATATCAGTTCCTGCTTCGCAAAAAGAATGAACTAAATCATTTCTCTGTTCAAACAACATCCCGCCAGGTCTAACTCTTAAATCACAATTTATTCCTTCCTGTGATAACTGCACCATAGTTGTAAATAAACTTGTCATAAACATAGGCTCTATGCGAGGGCTTGTGTAATGACATGGTACACCAATTCCTAATCGCATCATTCCTCCTTTAGGAAAGGGGGGGATGGTTACCCCCCATCCTTCTAAATTATTAGATTTCCTGATATGAAATTGTAAGTGTTTCTGCCGTTAATGCTCCGCTAGTTGCTGTGCTACCTACTGCCATCTGCATTCTCAGAATATCACCTTTGTATCCTGTACTTGTGAAAGGACCAGTATTGATAGCATCCATATCAATAGTACTTCCTGAGTTCTTGGTGAATATGTCTGTACCTGCAATGTTAGCATTCGTGTGAGCTACAAAAGAACCTTGAACATCATAGTACACCATAATTGCAGTACCAAAAGTATTTGCTCCATCTGTGTATGCTGCTAAGTCTGAAACCTGTGTGTATGCTGTATTAGCTATATACACCTGCAATTCCTTTGTGTAACTGTAGGTTGTACCTGCAGTTGGAATCTGGATTGGATTACTAGTATCTACTGTAGTAGAAACAGCAGCCTTAAACCTAGTTGTACCATCAGTTTTGTCAACTCCTACTCCTGCAGAAACCATTTCATGGATCTGAACTGTTGCTGGCATTTTACTTACCTATACTGATTTTCAAATACTACCTTCTTAGATAGTACCAAACCAGTGATTAAAATATCTGAAAACCCAACATACATTGCAGGATTTTCAGTATGCCATCTCATCAAAGATGCTATGGCAATCTTATTTTGCATAATATATCTCTTTAGCTTTTGCATAATATATCTCTTTAGCTTTTGCATAAAGCATATACCTAGAAACTGCCAACTCTAATGCTATAAAGATTATGGCATCTAATAATGATACTTTCGATGTAATTCCTACAAGTAATGAATCTAGGTCTATTAGTTTCATGACTGTTCCCTGAGTTATTGCATCTATAGTCATAGTCTTAAAATATCCATATGCTATTAATCCATCTATTGATGCTGCTTTTGTATCAGATATCTGTAGAAGTGAATCTAAAGATACTGTTCTGTAAATTCCCACACTAGATAAAATAGCATCTAATGAAGAAGTCACAGTCTGTAAAATAGATATATATCCATCCATAACTGCTGTCTTAAATGTAGATGTAGATAATAGAGCATCCATCAGCAATGATTTACTTACTGATTGCAGAAGTGCTGCGTCTAGGGCTACAATTTGAGCTGTGCTGCTTATAACAATGGCATCAGCCTGAGTAGTTAAACTCTGTGCACTTTGAACTAATGAATCTAAAGATACTGTAGCTGGTACGCCTGCCTTCTGAAGTATGCTGTCTATGGATATAGTTTTAATTGTGCCCAATGCAGCTATAATTGCATCTAGTGAATTAGTTTTTTCTGTAACTTTCTGTAAAAGACTGTCTATTGAAATAGCTGGTATTATATGCATAGATGACAATAATGCATCAATAGATGCTAGTTTTGTTATACCTACTTGCAAAATACATGAATCTATGGAAGTATTTATCCATTTTTCAGCACCTTGTAATATTGCATCTATATTGGCAGTTTTGCTGAATAATTGTAGTAACATGGAATCTAATGAAGCAGTATGAGATATATCTAATTTCTGCAGTACTGAATCTATACTAGTATTTTTAGTTAATCCTGCTGACATTAATGCATCTAGTGATGTAAGCTTTGTAAGACCTGCTGCCTGCAATAATGCATCTAAAGAAGAGATTTTACTCAGCACTGTCATTAAAAGAGCATCTGCTAATACTGTTTTTGTAAGTCCCGTTTGGAAAATACACGCATCTATAGAAACATTTATCCACTTTTCTAGTCCCTGTAATAGTGCATCTATATTTGCAGTTTTAATAAAAACATTTTGTAATAGTGAATCTAAAGAGGCCGTGTGTGAAATATCTAATTTCTGTAACACGGAATCCATACTCATAGTTTTTGTAATTCCAACGGTTAATAGAGAATCTATTGACAAAGTTTTAGGAACTCCTATAGTTTGCAATAAAGCATTTAAAGATACCGATTTAGAAAATAAGGCTAATAACATAGAATCCAAATCTGCTGTTTTAGTAACTCCTTTTTGTAATAAGGCATCCATAGATGTACTGCAAGTAACTAATATTTGTAGCATTGTATCTAAACTGCATACTTTCGAGGTATGCATTTCTATTAAAGAATCTAGAGATAATGTCTTAGTCATTAATTTCTGTAATATTGCATCTATAGATTCAGCTTTAACCCCTGACATTTGTAACAGAGCATCTATCTGAGCAGTTTTAGTTATGCCACTAGACTGTACCAAAGCATCAATTCCCGCATTTAATGCAGTTTTAAGAATTTGTAATGCTGCATCTATAGAAGGATTTACAGCTACTGATTTTTGAAGTAGTGAATCTAAAGAGATATTTTCAGATGCAAGTTGCTGAAGGAGAGCATCTAAATCTAGAGAAATAGTATGTGCTGTTGGGCCTCCTTGCCAGTATCCAGGAGGCCAATACTTACCATCCCACCATCCACCAGGCCACCATCCAGGAGGATTACTCGGCATTAGTTATCTCCTCTAAGCATTAACATTAATTAGGATTCAATGTGACAGAGGTTCTTTCACCGTCACTATTGGTTACTCCTATAATCCTTGCCGTTGTAATGCCTGTTACTATATCCCAGTAATTAATTGTCCATGGACCTGAACCAGTAACATCAGTCACTCCAAATAATGCTGAGGATTGAAGCTTTAATATCTGTCTTAATGTATATGTACCTTCTATAACTTCATCCAATATCTCATCTACCGCATCCGCCTTTAGAGCAGCTGCACTTACAGCATCGTTGCCAAGAGCAGTACAAGTCGAACAAGTTGTCGCTGTAGTGGCCGTTGTGGTTGTAGTTGTCAAATCAACCAGGTCAACATTAACTATAGAACCTGATAAGGTATCTATCTCGCCTGTACCTGTACCATCTTTGATGGTAACAGTCGGGAATCCTGCCTGTTGTGTAGCCCCTACCGCTGAACCATTCCAGTAAGTCACATTAGCAGGAACATAAGCTGCCACTTCACTATAGCCTTTGGTATAAGTCTGAGCCATAGCAGTAACAGCGGAGGTATTTACGAATGTATAGGCAATATGGGTATAGTTTGTCTCAGCCTGTGTTGGGGCATAACACCATGTTCCTACTCCTTCATGAGTTACTACCCCACCACCAGAGCCTTGAGTTCCACCATCTCCAAGAACATAGACAGTAGTAGTCCCACTTGTAACTGCTGAACCATCAGCAAGGCTAATAAGTTGAGCACAGATAACCTGGGATGCCACATTTTTTTGTAGAGCATGAGCAGGAAGAACCATTATCAATACAAGAAAAATTACTAAAACTAATCTATTCATTCTGATACCTCCGTTTTATCTTCACCCCAAATCCAATAAGGTCTTTGAGGGCAATCACCTCCAGCAATAACACAAGTTTCCCCTCCTGGACAACCTGAATCTCTAAGACAGATCGTAGTTGTAGTAGTTGAGCAATTACCAGTAGGGCAATTCTCAGTATCTTCCCAGTTACTCCCAGGGAAGTCTTGACAAATCCTATCCCCGCATGATGGATTCTGAGCGATACCAAAGTTTAGATGCAGTGCAGATTCTCCACCAGATGGGGTGGTACAATAAGTAGTTCCCGATATCTCTAAATACATATCTTTATCATCAGGCTGATAGTTCCCATTCCAGTTAGCTGACCCTACAGTACAAGTCCCATATCCTGTACAATCTCCATCTACATAGCAATATTTAGTAGCAAGTCCCGAACAGTATCCATGCCCATTTGCTGTATTTGCCTTTACACATGTATAGGCTTCTTTTCCATAATAGGGAGTTTGTGAAGAATTAACTGTTAGTTCATTAAACATAAATTTCCAGAAATAGAGACATGGAGGGCTAACACATTCAAACTGCACCCCAGAACCAGGCGTGCTACTTCCAATTAAACACCATTCATCACCATACAAAAGACAGATGCAACCCGAACCGCAACTATTAGTTCCAAAAGTCCCATTCCATATTTTAGGAGGATCTTGATCTGCTATGGAATGTCCACAAGTCTCTCCTGCTGGACAATCGCTGTCCTCATCGCATGGTGTAGCTATTGTAACTGAACAAAAAGCTGAAAGCATCTCTATCAACCAAGTATCTCCTTCTTTCCCTGCGACCAATAGTTGTGCTGGTTGCTGATAGCCTATATATGGACTACCTGTGCCACTGTTATATACTTGATTTACTAATACAGTAGGTATGTTTGTAATAAATGGTAAATCAACGCTTTCGCCAGTAGCATACTGCATGGTTAAATTAGGGTCATGAGTAATAGTGTCAGCTTGCCAATATTGAGTGTCATTTGGAGGTGTAGGTAAAGAACATGGATCAGTTGGGTTATTAACACATGCCAAGCAATTACTTACAGTGTTAGTTCCTACCACATATTCTTTAATTCCTTTTTTAACACAAATTGCTGCCTCTCCTGTATGACCGCCCCTGAATGTTATACATCTTCTATGGTCTATCGTAGCATCTCTTAGCTTCTCAGACATCACCAATAAATTTAAAAAAGGTACTGTGGCATCATGTGTCCCAGAACTTAGCACTATATACTTATCGTCATTCCCAAAATGCGTATGGCAATTAGCTGTCGTGTCACAAAGTCCTACTGCAGAAGCAGCATCTATCTCCGATCTCACAGTGGAACCTCCCAATGGCATACCTAATGCAAGATAATTAGGCCCACAGGTGGAAATACTTGTACAATGCGGGGGTAGAATTGAATGATATAATGCTGTAGTATATGCTACTGTGCTGTTTCTATATGTCAACCAACTTGTATAGGGGAGATAATAATTGTCATGAGCAGGGAACAGTGTGTCTTCTCCCATCAATGAAGACCCTATTGCAGCAGGAGCAGAAGTAGCAAACATTCCTGTAGTAGTCCACCCACATTTTGTAAGAACTCCATTACAGGCTCCAAATTCAGTAGTAGCATCAGCCCCCCATCCACCATTTATAAGAGCCATACCACCGCCTTTAGAAAAACCATAAAATGCAACCTTTGATGTATCTGCATACCAATCTGTATAGAGTTTCGCCATTAACTCTGCGAGTGCGTTATACCATTCAGGGTCATTGCCCTGACTGTAACCCCCTCCACCATTTATGATGACTCCTATAACCCCTGACTTACATGTACCTGTATCCAAACCTGTGCAACAAACCCAGGGATTCCCACTCGCAGTACAATCTCCATCATCCCCCGTATAAGAATTAGTTATCATATCTAAAAGCATTTGATGTGATGTGCCATTATAAAGACTGTTATTAACAGTATCCCATGACCCTATTCCTGTTAAAACAAGAGGATATCTTGTAGACCTGGCGGTATTGAAATAAGGAGGCAATATTATAGTGGCAAGACCATTGCCACTATTGGCTTGTATAGTTTTAAGGCTCATATAAGAAGCTGTACCAGGAGTAGTCCAAGTTGAACCGTCGCCATTACACCATCCTTCGCCTGTAGAGGAAACATAATTCCATCGTATATAATTAGAAGAATTAACAGCGTCAGTATGCAAAACTATCCAATAAGAAACACCATTAGTCAATGTATAATTCAAATCAAAGAAATAATAACCACCTGCAGTTGCCTGTGAGGCAGACCTCCAATTGCTCGATGCTAATGAAACATCGGGTTTACCTGTCCCAACACTATGAGAATATAAATCCACTTTCATGTTCATAGTAGGACTTCCAGTTGGAGCTGCAAATCCTATCCAAACACCATTCAAAGTATATGCCGAACCTGCAGTAAATTTCTGTGCAAAATATTTATTCGTTGTAGCTGAACCTACAGCAACACTACTACCTGAACTACCATATAAATCATTCTTAATCTCATTAGTCCCCATCCTGAGTAGATTAATTAATTGTAATTTTTCAGAAGTCCCATTCTTAACAACACGACTATAATCATTGAAAAAAGATGAATTTGCTATATCAACTAACCTATGATGTCCACATCCAGTACCAAGTGTACATCCTGCTCCCGCATCAGTAGATTCTGATTGAACATAGTCTATAACTTTTGTTGTTATCGCAGTGTTCGTAGGAGAATACATATCCCACTGCTCTTTATCATAGTTATTCCAAAATAAAGGAGGTCCATCCGCACTATATGGGAATGGATTTGGAACAGCACCATCGGTTCCGCATTGATCTTCTAATCCCGTTGTACTATTATATCTCGTGAGATTATAAGTACCCGCTGACCATCCTTCAAAATGGGAACCCGAAGGGCAAGCCCACACACCATCAGATGCACCACAATTACTGCTCGTATAGTTAGTAGTGGAATGCGCCCCAGTTAAATCCCCACAAGTACCGAATGAAAATTCAGGTACAGTAACCCATGCATCTCCTTTTACATTTAGATCATCAAATATTGCTTCTGCAGTTCCAGTAATAGCAGTTGTATATGCAAATCCTAATCCATACCTTTGTATCCCAGCTCTTATGGTACTGGCCAAAGCATATGAATTTGAGACCAATAGTTTCCCGTATGCATCATAAATTTCATAGCCTGTATTATCTGCACCAACTACTGCATTATATCTGAGTTTTATTTGAATCCATTTCCCCACCCAGTTATATGTAGATACAGGTAATGCTGAGACTATATTATTAGTACCAGCAGAATAATAAAGAAACTTTAGAGTGTATCCTGTACTCACATCATTGTTTAAAACCATACCCACAGCATACCCACCTGCCGCATCAGCCCCATAAGCAAGAACCCTCATATTAGCTGCTCCGGTTGCAAGCGTGCCTGTGCTTACTATCTTCATCCAAACTGACATATAAGTTTCGACAGCTGCACTTGAATGTGTTAGATATGTCTGAGTGGCAGTAGTACTTGTCGCTGTTACACGGAGTCTCTCCTCCCCAGTAACATTATAATTGGGATCAATAGAACCCGAGCCTGCAGATGCAGTCCAACAAGGAGCAGAACCACAGGTATCGTTATAGCAATAATTTATATTCCCTGTTATACAGGTAGCGAAAGTACAGCCCCCATCTGTATCTAATTTAGTAAAACATTCATGGTAATTAGGAGGGTTGACAAGCGGAGATATAGCTATCTGATGATATCCATAAGTATCACTGTATAATCCTGTGTAATCAAGTGCTATTGTAGCTGCTGTTCCCTGCTGATATTCCTGCACTGCCGCATATGCATAACTCGACCCTGACCCATCTTTAGCGTCAAATCTTTCAGTAGCTACAGGACTGCTATCTGGAGTAGCTGAATATGTTGCTGTCCCAGGGTCTGCTCCTACAAATTGCACTATAAGAGAGTTACCTGCTGCAGGGGTTATAGAAGGGCCGCTTACGGCTGTACTTGTTACACTACTTTGAGCATATGCATTTATCGGATTCGCTGTATCTATATTGTAATACACCACCACAACAGCCATGCCTCTTTCAGTGCTATTAAAAAGATTAGTAAATGTCCATGAACTTAGCTCACTGCTTGCAATCTTATAATAAACAGCACAAGTTGCATCAGCAGAAATATCAACTTCATTCCCAATTCGAGTAAATCCAGCGATAGAAGTTTCCGTAGTCGTTGTTGTATTAGTAACAAAATACACAAGTATTAGGTCATTATCGGCAGTTCCAGCGGGCTTAGCAACTACGGGGGAATTTGTAGCTGTAGTCCAATATGACTGTTGTGCAATGCGAAAAGTTATCGCCCATGCCTGAGAACAGACAAAGAGAGCCATCAAGATGATAGTTACTGTAAGTATGTATGTCCTAATGGCTCTCTTAAACATAATTAGAATCTCACTTCAATTATATGTGCATACAATCCGAAATAGGGCTTTAACCTATTGAAACTGCCTATATCAAAAAGTACCTGACCACCTACTTTGAATGTCGCAAATTTTCCAAAAGGCCACTTTAAACCCGCAACAGTCATAAGATCAGGAAGACTAACACTTGTACCAATTCCACCCAACTGTGAATCATTTCCCTGTACCATCTGCACGAATTTCCCATCAATGTCTATAAATCCTTTAATAGTCATAAGGGTTGTACTGACACCTATTCCAAATCCTGATCCACCATCCTTTTCTGATCTGAATATATAATCAGTTTCACCATTCAGATTTATATTCGGCAGTATAGCAAATGTAGGAATCACAGTAGGTTCTGCCTTAAGTGCAGCCTTATATGCACCTGTATCTTGCGGGCATGATTTCCAGAAACAGATAGTGGAATTTCCAATACTAGGAACTAGTAATGCTATTATTAGCAAACTAATTAATAGAAATTTCTTCATTTTTTCCTCCTTCTAATCCAAATGTTTCAATTTTGGTTTTTACTTTATTTGGTTCTTTTAACTCTTTCTCCCAAATAATTAAAGTCTTATATCCCATTTTTGTATATGCAACTAACCTCCTTTTATCTGTTTCTTCAGATCCACTCAATGTATGCCAATAATTACCAAACAATTCAATAATTAACTTCTTTCCATTATTGTTAATAAAATCAGGACAGAAACCTTCTATAATTACCTTTCCATCACCAACAAAAATCCATTCATCAGGTTGTATTTCATCCAAGATATTCTGTAATTGTAATTCTTTTTTGTTTGGTTTAATATTATTAGATTTAAACCACTTTCGTAGGGATTCTTCAGATAATTTATGGCCCTTTAATGTATTGGAAATTTTCATTCTAACTTCTAGGCGTTTAGCAGGATTTTTATCACCAATTCTAGATAAAGCTATCTTTCCCTTAGTTTCCTCAGTATGTTTTCTGCCTAAAAAACCTTTCGTAGGAACTTTATGTTTCTTCCCAAAGAAGCCATTATTTTCACCACTACACTTACCTTTTTTGGATTCAGACATCTTTCTTCTATGTTCTTCAGTAAAGTTTCCACCAAACATAGGATTATTTTTACCCATTTTAGCTAGAGATATCTTTTTCCGTGCTTCTGAAGAATGCTTATAACCCAATGTAAACATAAAAACTACTTTTCTCCTTCTTTAAACAAACCAAAGATTTTTTTAAAGAACTTCTTGATATACTCTAATGATATACCAATCATATACTCCCGTCTGAATCTTTTACTTCCCACCATTGCCATTCCCTAATTTCTTAGCAGCAGACCTTGCACCTGCAAGTATACCTAACTTATAAAGTTCAGTATACATATCATTAAATGTATAGGCAGGAATTTGTAATTGTCCGATGTCTACAGGTCCAAACATCCACCCAGCCATTACATAAAGTGCTCCTATGAGGCAAAGAATGTAAATCTTTAAACCTTGAGTTTTTTCTATCATTTCTATTACCCTCCTTTTTATATGTTTCATTATCATTGTATTGATAAAATTCATTCAGTTTTCCTAATCACCCAAAAATCGGCGGCTAAATCTGGATTGGTTACATAATTATATTCAAGGGAAAAATAACCTCCCTTTCCCCAACCACTTCCCCAACTATTGCGTATAATAAATCTTTTTACTTTATCGTTATAGCCAACTGCCATAATTGCGTGGCCTCCAATTAATCTATCATCCTCAGATGGCATAGGGACTTTTCCTGTTATCTTAACTTTCTCACTCTCGAATGATTCATACACTGAGAACCCGAATACAAAAGGGTATCCCGATGCAAGTACATTCTTGAGCATATCTAAGTTTTTATTATCAATCCTGTTATATACAAGTGTTTGATAATTAAGTGCATTTGCATAGGCTTCATCAGGAGGTTTCTCAGTAAACCTTTTCACATCATATGGCCATTGTCCTTCAGGGCATACACCTAACTTAACTACAGATTTAATACCATCCCTTAGATATGCCCCAGAATCCCACATCACCGTATCTTCCATTTCCCTCTCATTATAATATAGAAATAATCTTGAGGGATATATAAATTTCTGTTTTTGCTTTGCACGTATAAAATCTACTGCGGCAGCTATAGCATGGGCAGTACAACTCCCGATATTTCCCTGGTCATATACAGGTGGACAATGTCCTGTAGCAGTTAAATCTACCCTTACAGGTATTTCTACAGGAACAAATGAATAAGGGAAATCTCGGTGGTCAGGTAAATCTGGTATCCATCCCCATTTTTTCAATTCACATTCACCTTATTCATATCCTGCCCCATCGGTCTGACCTCAAAGGGCTGTATTTTCATTGGTATAATATTGTGAGTCTTATTAGCCCTGTTTCCCATATAGATATAAGCCCC